ACAGAGTATAGGTTATGACTTGAGTAGAAATTTACACGAGCAGTTTTGTGAGAAGTATAATCTACCTGTTAACCTCGAGCCATATAAGACCAAGTTTTATTTTTCTCCAAAAGATTTGGGTCTAGCTTGACCTTTTTGATTTTTATAACTATTTATTGTTCGTAGTCCCTCATCACAATACGGACATTAAGAAATTATTGACCCCTTGTAGAGTAAATTGTGAAGTGATGAGCACGATTGAAACACACGGGGTCTTTTTATAAATTATGGAAAACAACAAAAACAAAGAGAGAGGTTTGGTATTACCAAAATCTTTTATCCAATCTTATTTAGATGACTTATCTAACGAGGAGAGATTAGAAATAACTTCAGTCATTTTTAACTGGTTTCTAACAAATGAAACACCAGTCATAGAAAACAAACTATGTAAGGTGTTATTTAATAACTTACTATACTTCCTTGAGACATCAAAGAGTAACTATGAGAATGGTTCAAAAGGTGGGGCACCTGTGGGTAATAAAAATGCAAAGAAAAAAACAACTGAAACAACCCCCGTTGTATTAGAAAACAACCCCACTTGTTTAGAAGAACAACCCCCGTTAAAAAATAAAACAACCCTAAGAGAAAAGAAAAGAAAAGAAGAGAAGAGAAAAGAAGAGAATATAATAAAACTAGAAGAGAATATAAAAATAACTAAATTAGAAGACTTTGATATGTTTTCAAAAGAAGCTCAAGATGCGGCTGAATTAGAATTTCAAAGATTATTAAACAGATAGATTATGAAACTACAGGAATGGCAAAAAGGTAACGAGAGTTCTATGACCTCTCTTCAACGATTGGAACAACATACCATTTGGTTAGAAGTAATGCGTCAAGAGGTTAGGGATAAGATTATGGAAAAAGAACTTCCAACAGAAGTGGTTGAAATGCCACTCGTAGGTTTTATTAAAGACTAGTCTTTGACTTTTAATACAAAATAGATATTTATTATTATGGTAATAGCTCACACAAAAAAAATCACTTCGATAGAATTGATTAAATTGGAAAAGAAATTTAACGGTAAGCCGACAAAATATTTTTACAATATAGGTTTAGAAGGTATCGATGAATTACTATTATTGGAAGTAGAACAACAACTTAATACTAGCCTTACATCAAATAAGGTTAAGTTCAAAATAAATGATGAAAACGAAGTTATAGACTTTGAATTTATCTAAAAACATTAGGGGGTTTAGGTGTGCTGATTGTCCTTTATCTTAACTATTCTGTTATTTTTTTTTACCTAACCCCCTAATTATATTATGAATACAGTATCAAAATTAGAACCACTATTAGAGTCAATCGTAAAGGATAACCATACCTTCAAGTTTCCTATTCATTCTATCGGTAAAGAACTTATCAATATGTTTGTTTCTCAAGATGACTTCGATTATTTCGTTAGACAGAGCTACAAGAAACTTCATAGTGAATATGGTTCAACTATAGGACATATCTTTTTAACCACTTTAGAGATGAAATTAGACCTTAAAAATACAGATATATATTCTTTACCCCTCCACGAATATCAAGACCGTATAGAGGTTCTAATACAGACGTACGAAAACTTACACATCACCAAGGTAGATAGAAATTCTCCTGATGGAGAAATGATGTCTGCTATGCAGTAAAACTTTTTTTTATTTTTTTTTCTGTCGTCCTTGACTTTTGATAAAACAGGCGTATATTTACATTATAAAACAAACAGAATATGAAAAAGACAAACAATTTAGATGTGTGGATGATTTCACAAGTATCAGTATTTTTAGGACAATCTATTGATACCCAAATGGGTGGAGTTATTGAGTGGTACCTCAACAACGGTTCTCAAGTACATATTGACTTTAACGACAAATATATCGCATTTGTTGATTGGGTTGGTGACGATAAAACTTACTACTCAATCGTAGGGATTGCTTCTATGGCAGAATTTACTACACACGATTGTTATACTGAAAAATAATAGATATTTTTTTGTGTCCTCCTTGACTTTTAGTGTTCCTTGACTATATTTATAATATAAACAAACAGAATATGAAAAATCAATCAATCGGTCGTCTTACAAAGACAAAACAAGAACAAATGTTTAATGGGTACTACGATACCTTAGCTAACTACTTTGGTGGGGACATCGTACAATCAATCATCGACAAGGTCTCTCAAGGAGATAACCTAAACTCAATCTCCTTTATGAAGAGTTGTGTTAATCAACTTGATAAGTTCAGTCAAAAAGGGTACTGGTGTAATCTAACAATAAATGGAGTTAATATAAAATAATCAATATGAAGGCACTAGTAATCAGCGGGGAAACCCTACAACAAACAGATTGGAATGTAGAGGACATCTTAAACGACATTCCACAATCAACCAAGGATATGGCAGAGAGACTTGAGTTTGAAGAACGATATGTGATAAACCGTCAAGAGTGGTATTACAACCACGCTTTAGCATTAAACGAGAGATAAGATGGAAAAAAAGAAACAAATAACTCTAACGATGGAAGAGTGGTTAATAATACAGAATGAATTATGGATACGAGCTATGGAGTATGATATTCCAAAATTAGACGAAGTATTAGAGAAATTAAAAAGTAAGTTAAAATAACAATATGGAACAAGAAATATGGAAGGTGGTACCTTCATATCCAAACTACGAATGTTCTAATTTAGGGAGAATTAGAAGAGTACTCAACGAGAGAGTATTAAAAACCAAATCAAGTGATATTAGAGGGTATCAGGTGGTCTCAATCTTTACCAACAAGAAGAAATACACCAAGAGACTTGCACGTCTTGTATGGGAAGCATTTAACGATTGTGAGTGTGATAAAACCATAGACCACATAGACAGGAATGTAATGAATGATACCATAGAAAACTTAAGATGTGTTAGTCAGGCGAAGAATAACGAAAACAAAGGTATTTATAAGAAAGATAACAAATACGACTTGAACGATGATAAGAAAAGAGAAATCATCACGAATTACAGAAAAGGTATATGGAGTACGTGGGATATTATGAAAATATATAACATAACACCAAACTATATGCAGAAGGTAATATCAAGGGGTAGTTGGGACAAACTTATATGGACGAACAATACCAACAATACAGAGAAATAGTTAAGACGATTACTAAAAACGACGACAGGTGTGATGACTTACTGCACGACATTTTAATTAACCTAACTAAGAACGAGAAGTATAATGCCTTATCCCCAAAAGATAAGGTATACTTTTTTATACGAGTAGTTAAAAATCAATTCTATAGTAATAACTCAAAATACCAGAGAACCTATAAGAAATATGTGTTCCAAGAACTAACCCCTAACTATGAACTAAAGGATGAAGAATACATCGAACCACCAAGTATGGAATGGGTTAAAAAAACATTAGACGAGGAGCTTGATAAGAATAAAAACTTTTGGTATAATTATGGTCTATTCAACTTATATCTCGAACACAAAAAGATTGAGACCATACATAAGAAAACACAGATACCAAAATACTCAATAAGAAACACCATTAAAGAAATGAAGGTGTGGATAAATAAAAAGTGGATAACTTATATAAATGGAAAAGATTAAATTAGAAGGTACAGGCGGTGTTGAGAAACCAGTATGTGAGAGTTGCAAACAACCTAAAGAAATGACTATGGAAACAAGACCATATACCAAAGAAGAGTTTGATAGAGTATTACCTATGTTAGACAAGTATGGACTAACAAGAGATGAGATGAATTATATTTACAACTTTAATAACAGGGTATTCAAACAAAACAAACAACCTGGTTGTGGTAAATGTTTCTTTTATATTGCCAGAAATCTTAAAAATACATACAACAAACTTTATAACTAACTTTTACTCCCATTTTAGTTATTGTTAAGGGATTAAGTCAAATTATTTGATTTTTTCCCTTTTTTTTATATTTATATGTAAGTAATAGAATTAAATTATAATAAACTTATCAGTAAATAATAAAAACTAATGGCTAAAGCAAAGGCGGGGATTACTACAAAACTATCACTCAACAAGAAACGTAAGGGTGTAGCAAAGAAATCATACGGCCCCAAAGACCAAAAACCTAAACCATATAAAGGACAGGGAAGATAAAAAATAACATTATGAATATAGACTTAAGATTAGGGGACTGTATAGAAGTCCTAAAGACATTACCAGATAACTCAGTAGACAGTATCGTAACTGACCCACCTTATGGGATTGGGTTTATGGGTAAAGCGTGGGATACATTTGTTCCAACGAATGTGAGTAATGCTGTAGAACAAAGTGAAAACTCTTACGAGAGAACTAAAGATGATAAACAAGACAACCCTAACCTTAAGGGTCGTAAGAATGCACCTATTGGTTCCAAATCAACATTTGCAGGAACTTATGACTTAACAACAAAAGGTAAGAACGAATACCAAGAATGGTGTTATGAATGGGGTAAAGAATGTTTGAGAGTGTTAAAGCCAGGAGGACATCTATTAGCAAGTAATTCCCCAAGAATGTATCACAGAATGGCGATAGGTTTGGAAGACGCAGGGTTTGAGATTAGAGACCAAATTATGTGGGTATATGGTTCAGGTTTCCCCAAGTCACATAATATCGGTAAAGCGATAGATAAGATGGAAGGTAACGAGAGAGAGGTAATTGGATATGTTCCACAATTTCCAGATGGAACAAGAGGAGCAACTTACAGAGGACAAGCAAATAATACTAATGATGTTAATTTCTTCGTTAGTAAAGATACTTCAACAAATGGACTAAAACCTGTTTATGCAAAAAATAATGATTATGAGGGTTGGGGAACGGCTCTAAAACCAGCACACGAACCAATCGTTATGGCAAGGAAACCTATAAGTGAGAAATCAATTGCGGAGAATGTATTGAAACACGGAACAGGTGGAATAAATATTGATGGTTCAAGGATTGGTAGTGAAGACGGTAAATCTAAAGTTATTGAAACTATTGATAGAAAACAAAGTACTAATGGTTGGAACACAAAATATGTAATAACTGATGACGAACCAAGAGGTAGATTTCCAGCAAACATAATCTTTGATGAAGAGGCGGGACAACTATTGGACGAACAGAGTGGTATTAGTAAGAGCGGAAAGAATAAAATAAGAACAAGTGATGGGTTTAATGAGAACGCTTATGGAAAAGGTATTGGTGTAAAGGCGGGACAGAACAACGGAGAGTATGGTGATAAAGGTGGAGCCAGTCGTTTCTTCTATTGTCCCAAAGCAGCAAAGAAAGATAGA